TCCATTCATTCCATTCATTCCATTCATTCCATTCATTCCATTCATTCCATTCATTCCATTCATTCCATTCATTCCATTCATTCCATTCATTCCATTCATTCCATTCATTCCATTCATTCCATTCCATTAGATGGGCGCATCTATCTCTTTTGATTCCAAATATCGCTTAGTTTTAGACACTGAAGTAGAATGTATTTCTACGAATACTGAAAAGAAACCCAACCACAGCCACCACAGCCACCACAGCCACCACAGCCACCACAGCCACCAGTCAGGCAGTGGTGGCGGAAGTGGTAGTGAAAGCGGCAGTGAAAGCGGCAGTGAAAGCGGAAGCGAAAGCGGCAGTGACAGCGGAAGCGGGAGCGGAAGCGGAAGCGGCAGTGAGAGCGACAATGAAAACAAGACGTATACTGTGAAGATAACTCCCGAAATTGCCAGCTACATTCGCGGCTATCTTCGCAAAAATCAATTTCTTGACGAGTTTGACATCATCACCGAAATTGACCTTTCGAAATATAACCACGCACCTGATTCTGCGCTTGTTTTTAATTCGGATTCTATTGTATTCAATACCAACAATCAAACGATTGAGGCAATTGGAGAATGGGAGTATATTGAGCCAGAGAAGCCAGTCGCGTCTTCCGTAAATAAAAAAACGAAAACAAAATCCAAAGGAGGGCGTTCACGTGACCGTTACGACGACGACGACGATGACAACAATGCCCAGTCCCAATATAAAACCAAAGATGACGATATGCCTGTGAGTGAAATTGAAGGTATTCTCAAGGAGAAATTTGAAGATTATAATAAGACGCGTGAGTTTGTCATTCACGAGTCAAAGAACAGTTTTTTGGCGATGCTTATCAAATCGGTTGAGATTGTAAAGATGTAAAGTAAGAATCAGAACATAGAAATGGTTATTCTATGTTATGAAATGAAATGGAATGAAATGAAATGGAATGAAATGGAATGAAATGGAATGGAATGAAATGGAATGGAATGGAATGGAATGGAATTTGGAATTAGACATATATAATAGAATTATCAGCCGATGTAGTAGTAGTAGTAGACGACACCGTATCCGCGGCAGGTACCGACGACATACGACGTAATAGTTCTTCATATTTTTCTTTCAGTGCCTGATTTTCATCCGTGATTCGCGCGATTTCTTTATTACGCTCTTCCAGATCTGTTTGTAATTTCTGAATAATTTGAACGACTTGCTGGTTATTCAATGTGACGGGTGCTTGTCCAGGTTGCTGTAAAATAATTTGCCCGCCGCCACCGCCACCAGCAGCAGCCGCATCTTCCGCCATTTTTGCGCGTTCTTTTTCTAGTTGAAGAGTTTGTGCGATGACATCCGGTTTCATTTCAGGTCGTCCAGGCGCATAATTTTCCAGTAGTTTCTCTAGTTCCACCATATAAAACCGACGTTGCGCCGCATCTTTGATGAAATCCATCACCTTCTTGGGTGAATCGCGCACGAGGTCAGGGTTTGCGTTTACCAGTAATTTGCGTTTATCAAATGTATTATGTTCGTGTGAGAATACCAGAATGACTTTCATCGGGTCTAACTGGACAAAGGGGACCGTGTAATCTTTCAGGAAGGCACGTTCTTCTGCGAGACACGCTTCATCGTTGTATCTGTGATGTTTCAGTAATTTACGTTTGAACGCAAATGTTCCCGCCGTCGCGTGATTCGGTCCATACGGTCCAAACCGCTTCATTTGCCCGATATGTTTAAAATAAATGTAAATCTCGCTGGAACCAGCACACAATGCGTCTGGATGCGTCGTTAGCATATGGACCGCGTGAGATACTCGCTGGGGCGGGTAGTAATCATCATCGTCCATATAGACCAGGATTTCGCCGCGCGATTTCTCGTGAAGCAGGTTGCGCTTCTTTCCCAGTGTCATTTTTGTATCGTATTTGAAATACTTCACACGTGGATGCGATGCGACCAGGTCTTCAATTGGGTCAGTGCCGTCATCAATAATAATCCACTCCATTCGGTCTTGTGGATAATCCTGGTTATTGAAACACGCAATCATCGCGTTAATAAATGGACGTCGGTTAAACGTAGGAGTACAAACACTCACAAAGGGGTATTTTTTGAAATATTCGGGCGTTGACTTCTCAGGTGCGCCTGCTGCTGCTGCTGCTGCTGCTGCTTGTCCTTTTTTTCCATTACCCATTCTACTGTAGTATACTACTTTATACGATGAATTGTTTATGTTCTTTATTATGCGCCCCAATTCTTTATTTTATCAAAAAAGTTCATAATGCCTTGCCAGTAGTGTGTGAGATACAGCGCCAGCAACATCAGAATAACAATCGCTGCAACATTAATGTCCAGATACTCAAACGCGTAAAACATCAGTGTCAAATTAAAGAAGAAGAAGATAATTGGAACATATCGCGCATACAGTTCGCGATATTGGTCCCAATGAAGTAGAGGATATATAAAGAATGTGCCGATGAATTGAATGAGTTGGACGACATAAGATATGACAGGTATTATACCGATTCCGAATGCGGTGAATAATGACCATAACGACCCGCCAATAAATTCTTTACGATGGTCGGTAGGGTTCAATATCATTCCGATGATGGTGGTGAAAAAGGGCCCGCCCATCAACATAAATCCCGCGAACAATAGGAAGACGAGTGGCATCAAAATAATCAACAATGGCGAAACCACGTCATATAATTCCTTCGGGATGCTATGTGATAGTTTGTTAATGTATTCAAAAATATACAGCGTCATCGCGCGATCCGATGAAAAAGAGAATATGAAAGAATTATTAATCCATTGCTTAAATCGCGCCTTAATAAAATCCCAGTTCAGCAAATTGACTTTGGTTACTCCTTCATCCACACTGTCTTTTATCATATCCAATTCTTCTTTTGACAGGCAAAACCATTTAAACACATAGGTGTCCAGAAGAATTGCGGCTTTCAAGTAGATTTTTTTAGTTGACGGGAGTTTTGGGTCGTCCGCAATTCCGCCGAACTTGTTTTCACAATCCGCTTCACATGATGTATATTCATTGGTATAACAATACGGCCATTGATGGCGGTCAGTCGGAAATAGTTTTTCTAGATTGAGGCTATTCATACGGATACTTTCTGGTGAAGAGTAGAAGAGGATATTCACACAAATGACGGAAATAATGAGTGTTTCAATAAATAGCGTGAGGACACTTAATCCGAATTCTTTGAGTGCGGCAATATCAAATATTGATTTCGGGGCGGTTTTGGGTTTGCCTTTGTCCTTGTCCTTGTCCTTGTCCTTGTCCTTGTCCTTGTCCTTGTCCTCGGATTCACCGCCGCCGAACATCCCACCTACTTTGCTAAAAGAGCTCTCTTCTTCTTCGCCGCCGTCGTCGTTTATTTCTTCGTTTTCGTCATCCGCCATTGTATATGTATTCAGGTTATATATACAATAGATTATTCGTTCGACGTCGCTACGTAGTTTCACGTCGCTACGTAGCTCCTCCTCCGCAATGCGTCGGTTCCGCTACTCCTATCCGTGTTTCACGTCGCTACGTAGCTCCTCCTCCGCAATGCGTCGGTTCCGCTACTTCACTCCGTGTCTGTGCCAATACTGTGCTAAATACCGAACAACCCGGCGACGTAAACCACGGAGCGGAGTAGCGGAACCGAAGGTGGAGCTGCGGAGCGACGTGAACCGCGGTGTGAAGTAGCGGAAACGAGCGCATCGCGCGAGGCAGAGCTACGGAATCACCGCGCATACATCAACCCGCAGTTCCCCGACACAAACGTCAGCACATTATACCTCTCCTCCAGAATATGAAAGTCATAGGAATACAAATAAATATTCACATTCGGCTTATTCATACCAATAATCTCTCGTGTATTCGGATTACAAATCACCTTCACTTCAGCGGCAGTATCCAACGGCGGATATATTGTAGTTAGTTCCAACTCTATCTGATTGAACTTACTCATATTGATCGCACCGCTAGGTTGTAAATCAAAAGGGTCCGAGTTCAAGCAGAAATTGTAACAGTATATCCCCGGTTTCGCACTTCCACGCGTGCGTGTATACTTTTCCACGTAGTTGTATACCCCCGCATCAAGCAGATTCTCCCGGTATTTCCCATTGAGCGAAATCCCCAACATCTGTAAAATATCGCGTTCGTTCTCCGACTGAAAATCCCCCGTAATATGAAGGCCCGTTGCGCGTTTATCACCCGGATTAATCCCAGGGCCAATACCATTCTTCGGCCCGTTTTTATCAAAATAATAACGGTCATTTACGAAATCGGGGCGTTCTTTCCACGCAGTCGTCTGAATATCGCTCGCGGTGGTGACGACTTCACTAAATGACGACGGGCGCCAGTCATCGTCTATCGGGGCGGGGATAATATCATACGGTAGATAATTATACGGCCAGTTTGTATAATTGCTCCACTCATTCCGTAAATTCACATCACTTCGTTGGAAAAACATTGTCCACGATGCCACCATTCCCATTGAGTTCTCTATTTTCACTTTCTTATTCCCAGTTACGTCGTGAAACGTCCAATCATAATATGACTTAATCAGGTATTTTTGTTGGTTCGCAGCGAAGATTTTTGATTCATCATCCGAGAGAAAACAATAAGTCGCTATCAAGTGGACATCCGCATTCCAGTCCGTGCGAAGACTCGGGTATGAATTTAACGATAAATCAATACTGGGAGGTGGGTATAAAAATCGCCACATTTGGTGGAGTGGGTTCGTGAAGTCGGGTTGAACGACGGGCCAAAAGTTGACGGAGTCGCCTACATCGCGAATGGTGAATAATTCTTTTACGGGGCGCATTGTAACATCAATTTGGAGTTGATTATATTGGAGACACACGAGTGGAAACGCCATCTTGGAGGAAAGTGTGAACCACGCGTTGATGGGGATGTATATCTTGCGACCGCGAATAGAGGGTTCCGCACCGGCGATATTGGCCGTGCGATAAGCATTCGGATACTGATTGAGGCGCGCACCCGAACAACCTGGATTATATAATTCGGGAACGTGGCCGGTCATTTGATTGTATAGTTCGCGCTTGGTATTGTCTAGGTCACGCTCTACAATCGCCGCCAAATTGTGGCCAGTGAAGCGCTGGAGTGTCATCCCACCGACGGAAATCGTGATTTCTTTAATCATTTGTGTGCCGAGGTTTTCAATCCAGCGAAACTCGTAAGGCGCCCACATATCGCCCACATTTGCGGGAGGATGAATCGGGCTCCAGATGGAGGGAAGTGTCACGCAGACATACGTATCCATCAATAATTCCGCATATCTCGGCATATAAAATGTGAACTTGGACTCCTCCGTCATTCGCAATTTCTTCTGACCGTCAAAATCAATTCTAAACTTTTGAAGACCGAAATTCGTATATTTAAGATAGGTGCTTTTGAAGAAGGATTTTTTTGGGTTGCCATTTAAAATAACATTTTGGTTGCCAGTGGCAACGAGATTCAATAAGCCGCCTGTCATTTAGTATTTTATACTTGTAATAACTTTATATAATAATAATTATATCCTTGATATATAACTACAATGAAAGATTCGCACATAGAAATCGTGTTTATTGGTATTATAATATTGATATTCGCATTATGGAAAATATCCAACCTTATCAAGACGAGGTGTTATGAGCGAAGGCGCGAAGGATTCGTATCAGAGGCGGCGGCGGCAGCAGCAGCGGCGGCCAATGGACCTGTTACTGTTCCTAAGCCCCGCTCAGATGCCGAGTTGTTTCTTTCACAAATTGAACATCTTCTTCCTGCGAATATAAAGTCGGCTGTATTCCGCAATGATGGCCCAATTCTTTCTACCGAGAATTTTACAACGGAGACAACCGAGAATGAAATGACAATTCATCAGCGTAAAAAGATAGCAGCGCCTGCGCCCGTACCCGCGCCTGTACCCGCGCCCGTACCCGCGCCCGTAGCACCCAGTGGCAAAGAGGGTCTAGAGAATCCTGACGCAAATACGAAAGAATTTATTGACAAGAACATTACATCCATCAATCCACAAGACAGTCAAAGCCGATTCAAGTTGCGCGATTATTATATCAAAGCCGCATATAACGCATTTAACCCTGATAAATTCAAGAACTCAAACGTGAGTATGGATGCGTGTCTCTATGTCCTCGCGCGTGGTTGTCGTTTCATTGATTTTGAGGTGTTTTCAGTAGATAATCAGCCCGTCATCGCATCTTCGTCTGTGAATTCATTTAATTATAAGGAAACGTATAACCATATTCCTGTATCTGACGCATTTGAAGTGTTGGGGGGTTACGCGTTCTCTGGGTCAAAATGCCCCAATCCAGGCGACCCTTTCATTATCCATATGCGAATTATGTCGCAAAATATCACAATGTATGACAATCTGGCGAAAGTGATTTCGGGGAGCAAGGCACTCGCGCGAAACCTGCTTGGGCCGAAATATGGTCGCGAATACCAGTCTAAGGATTTAGGAAATGAAGATCTCTCTGAATTCAAAGGGAAAGTCATTTTGATGGTGGATGGAACAAACTCGGTATACCGTAAAACGAAACTATTTGAGTTGATTAATATGAGTTCAAATACGATGTTTCTTACCAAGTATACCTATTTCGGCGTGAAAAATGTGGGCGACCCACAGGCATTTAAAGACGCGAATAAGAAGAATATGTGTTTGGTTCTCCCAGATAAAGGGGGGCGACCCATCAATGACGGGCATATTGGGCCATTTACGTGGGGGTGCCAAATCGCTGCGATGTGTTTTCAAGAGGAGGCACGTGATGAGAAGTTGAAGGCGTATGAGGATAAATTCGCGTCGGTAGGATATGCGTTCATTTTGAAACCGGAGGATCTCAGGTATGTTCCGATTACGATTGCTCCGCCGGCACCACCAAATCCGAAGTCGTCTATGGAGTCAAGACCTGCGGAGGCGGCGGGTGGGGTCAAAATAACTTTATAAAGTAAATTCTCGGCTGCTCCTTGTAAATTCTTAACTGCTCTTTGCGCCGTACCCTTCGGGTAGGCTCCACACGCAGTTAAGAATTTATGATACATTACGCCTACGGCCGATACAAAATAAGAATGTTGAGGCAAACACTAGCCCCAGGATTGACGACGATTGTCCGAGAAGATGAGCCCCAGGATTGACGACGATTGTCCGAGTGTTTGTCGCGAGTGGAGGCGGAGCCGCAACGACGCGGCAAACACGAGAGCGGCGAATACGAGTCACGAGCCACGAGAGTATTTTCTAATGATATGATAACTAACATCATATTATTATATAACGATGTCGCGCAAGCACAAGCACCGCGGCGACAACGGCAATGATGACGGCGGCTTATCCTACGATGAAAAAGAGCTTGAAATCCTGCGCGAGGCCGTGGATGTTATGGAAAAACGAAAGGGTGCGAAAATCATCCAAGATCCACAAGTCAAGAAAATCATATCCATCGTAGAGGATTTCATCGCGAATAAAAAGCTGGTCTGTTATGGCGGGACGGCCATCAATAATATCCTCCCCGAAGACGCCCAGTTTTACAATAAGGACATTGAGCTTCCCGATTACGATTTTTATTCCGACAATGCGTTGGATCACGCAAAAGAGCTCGCAGATATTTATTATAAGGCCGGGTACGAAGATGTAGAAGCCAAGTCAGGGGTCCATCACGGAACATATAAGGTGTTCGTCAACTTTACCGGAATTGCGGATATTACACAGATGGAACCCGCGTTATTCAAGGCAATCTCTCGCGATGCGATTATTAAGAAAGGAATTCGCTATGCTCCACCCAACTTTCTGCGGATGGCAATGTATTTAGAACTATCGCGCCCAGATGGCGATGTCTCTCGTTGGGAGAAAGTCCAGAAGCGTTTGGTCTTATTAAACACACATTATCCATTGAAGGGATATGATTGTGATAAAATAGAGTATCAACGTGGATTTGAAGGGGCAACAAAGGCGAATACGGGGGAAATTAGTATTTCAAGAACGAGGTCCAGGTCCAGGTCCGGGTCCGTGAAGAGCGGCGGAAGCGCCACCCGTTCAGTAAAGGCTATGAAACGTAAAGCAATCAGCACTGTGATTCGTAAATATCATCATTTAGGTTCCTATTTGAAGCGATTGTATTACGAGATTCCTTCTCATAAAGAGACGATTGGCGACTTTATATATACAGTGGATAAAGATAAACTTACGAATAGATATCGTCTGATTGCGACATACGAGAGATTATTGGGCGCAGATGATACGTTTGTATTGTATTCTATGAAGGCGAGCGACATAGACGCGAGCCCGGCCAGGAGTCGTCAAGCGAGCCCGGTGACGAAGAAGAGCCGTGACGCGAGCCCGGCCAGGAGTCGTCAAGCGAGCCCGAGCCGTAGCCCGAGCCGTAGCCCGAGCCGTAGCCCGAGACGTGAATACTCCGTCCATAAATCCAGTGTTTCCTATAAAAGCAACCGAGAGAAGGAGTTGGACGAAACGGATATTTATAATATTGTCCGTGATGTATTTATCAAGAACCGCGCGGTCTTTTTCGGTGGATATGCGAATATCCTGTATTCGCGGTATATGCCAAAACACCAACGCCGTATCATCCAGAAAATCCCCGATTTTGATATTCTCTCGGAAGAACCGCGTGAATTATGCGAAGCCGTCGTCCGCGAACTCACCGCGCATAAGTATACCGGAGTGAAATATACGAAACACGCAGGCATCGGCGAGGTCATTTCCGAGCATTACGATATTCGCATCGGTGATGAAGTGGTCGCGTTCTTATATAAGCCTCTCGCGTGTCATAGTTATAATACAATACGGATAAACCGTGACGGCAGCGACAGTGGCAGCAGCGGCGCAGGCGAGTCTATTCGTATTGCGACAATTGATACAATGTTGAGTTTTTACTTGGCATTTATTTACGCCGACCGCGTATATTACGACATCAACCGTATTCTTTGTATGTCCCAGTTTCTGTTTGATGTCCAGCAGCATAACCGCCTCAAGCAGAGTGGATTATTGCGGCGTTTCAGTATCAATTGCTACGGAAAACAGCCGACGCTGGAGTCAATGCGATTTGAGAAGACGCAGAAATACGAGGAGTTGAAGGGGAAGCGTGATTCGCGTGAATTTGAGGAGTGGTTTCTGCGGTATATTCCGTATGAACACGCGGGTGCGGGGGCGAAGGGGGCGAAGGCGAAGAAGACGCGGAAAAAGGCGCGTAGCGACTGAGCGGAGCGCGGAGTGCCTGAAACAAATTATTTTCTAGAACGACTTCTTCTACTTTTTTTATGAAGTCGTTTCACCCTTTTACGATGTTTTCTTGATTTGGTAGTTCTACTTGTGCGCTTTAACTGTGAAGTCCCCCCTGAGCCCTGAAATCTCTGTTCAGTTTTGGAATTATCCAATTTTGATAATTCGTCTTCACATAAACGAATTATACTATTTGTTTCCTCTCTATTATTTGGGTTAACCTTGTTGTTACTGTCAGAAATAGAATTAGACTTATGCAAACGTTCTATCGCATTTCTTAACATTTGTCTTTTTTCTACGTTACCTATTTGTAAGTCCTTTGAGCATTCATATAATATACCCCCCAGATAATAACAACCCATCGCATATTCACTTTTGCATAACTCTTCTAATATTTGGATACTACCATCCACATCTGGAGGAACTAATATCTTTTTGGGTTCTGTAATAATTAAACCTTTGTAGATATGTAGTGCCTTATTATTTTTTGTTTTATAGTAATTTAGTTTTTTCACTTCGTTATCTTTATCTGGTGCTTCCTCCATTTTTCTTATCGCCCGGTTAAAAGAATCTGTCGCCTCATTAAACAAATCTTTTGCTTCTTTCGTTATTTTGTCTTTATCGGTTGGTTTAGCCGTTGGGATAAATAACGTTCTAAATCTCGCATAATCTGCGATTAACATAGCAAGTTTATTCAACGCGAGTGGATAGTCAAATTTCTTATTTATGTCCTCATATAACCCACGAACTTCACGATATGATTGTTCATACTCAGATTCTGTTATTCCCGTTTTACTGCGTGAGATCAATAATGCTTCTTTATCCCAAGCTTCTTTAATCAATTCATCCGGCGTTTTGGTTTTAGGTTTAAACCTATTAAACATATCGGCACCCCAAGATGCCCACGATCTCATTATATATATACTACATTACACAAATATAATAAATTACCTCAACCCTTCACCCAACTTCTTGAAAACCAAGGTAATCACGAAAAATGTGCCTGCGAACATCGCGCTCGTGGCGGTGAGACCCACGATTTTGAAATTCCCGTCTTCCGCGAATAATGACGGCAGGAAGTGGAGGAGTTGTGCGCGGAAAACGGGCATCTGGAAAATGAAATAAAGGACACCGATGAGAATTGGCATTTGAAGGTCGTAATAAATCGCCTCAATGGTGTCAAGCTGGTTAGACTGGCGCGCATTGGCGCGGACGATGCTTTCCATGGAAGTGTGCTCTTTGATATAGTCGTGGCCGCCGCCGCCGTCGGCGAAATGGACCGACTTCTCTGGGACATAATTAGGTCGTGACTGGTTGTCGTGTGTGTATGCGTTTGGGTTCATCGGAATATCTCTCGTAGGTATCATCGTCATTCCGTTGGCGCTGGCGCGTTGGACGCCTTGGATGACCTCGTTCATCACGTTTCCTGGGATTTGTGTTGGACCGTGGGACGTCATCGGTTCTCCGCCTACATTGGGGGAGTAGATAAGCGGCGCACCGCCACCGCCACCGCCACCACCGCCGCCGATATTGCCACCCCCGTAGGGGGTGCTCGGTGTTTGGCTACTTAAAGGAAGGTCGTCAATACTAGTTGTGTCGCTCATTGGAATGTTACTAAATATATGTATACCAATATTGGTTGAGATACATATTGGACGCGCGACGCATCCCCGCGATAATATCACCGCAGAGGCACATCCTTCTTACTCGCGTCACATTTCACGGCCTTTGTTTTATACTGATAACACTTATCATCCAACTTATAAGTATCATTCTCTAAATCTTTGATAGGTGGGGCGCGAAAAGCGATACACGACCGGTCTTTACACACTTTACGAAAGAGTGATGCGATACCGAGACCAAGAATAATAGATATAATAATACGGCCTGTTTCGGTATGAAGCAGACGCTGAAAACCCATTGTATTCTAATATATAATGGATATAAATTAGAATTAGGGCCGGGTCGGGTCGGGTCGGGCCGGGTCGGCTTCGGCTCGCTCGGCTCCGCTACGCTCGGCTCCGCTACGCTCGGCTCCACCGGGTGTAACCCGATTCCATTCCATTCCATTCCATTACTGGACCGGTATCTTCTTCACCGTCCCCTTCGCCTTCGCGCAGCTCACCTCCTTCGCATCAAATGAAAAACAGTTGTCTGCGTGGTCTTTAAATTGAAAATTGCGGATATTGTCAGGAGTTGGGTAAACATAAATAATCTTCGGTTTCGGGACGGAAATGTAGACATAAAATAGACCGACTGCTAGACTTACGATAAAAATCGGAAGAGATATGTGGTTGAATATATTAAACATTATTCTGGAGGGTATCGTAATATACTATACTACGATAATTATACGCGGCGGCGACGGGTGGCACGGCGGGTGGCGCGGCGACTACGGCGAGGACGGTGCTCTTTGGTGTGGCGACCGCCACGAGTAGTTGACGTGTATGGTATTTTACATATCAGTTGGTTATTTTCAATCAAGCTACTAATAATACTACCCCCCATATCATGATCGTCCATAAATTTCAGTGTATTATCAAATGTAGATTCTATATCAGTACTACGCTGTATTCTGATATTTTTTTGAAGGTCTACTAAATTAACAAAATGCCTGTCCCCCAGATCAACCACTAATTCATCCTTGTTTAATTTAACAACAGAAACATCCAACGATTTTTCAGCCATCCTTTCTTTATATATTCCAACTAGAAAAATCCCTACCTCGCCGCCCCTGTTTCACCCGGACGCGCACCCGCACCCGCACCCGCACCCGCACCCGCACCCGACACCAGTCCTATCTGACCTACCGGCTGGCTCACGATCCGATTATCCGCAATCCACTTCGGCATAATTACCGGCATATACAGTTCATTGTAGCTGTATTTCTTTTGCGAGAGATTGAATTCCCGGTCATTATACATCTGAACGAGCGCGCCATTGGCATTCTCCGTGGTCTCCATCTGTGAATAAACATACTTGGTCTCTCGCAACTTCATATACGCCGGCTCAATATCCTGTTGGTAAAGCACCAGAATATCATCAATAATGCTTCGGTTCTTCCATTCCGATTCTTTGAATTCGTTCATATACTCCTTAATCTGGGCAACTTTCTCGGAGATTACGCGCGTGAGCGTTTCCGTATCGGCGCGAATATCATCATTGTCGGTTACGCTTAAATAATAAGTGCGGAACTCCGTATACATTTTTTGCTGTTCCTGTAGTTTATGCTGGACCGCGTCAAACTGCTCAAGGAGCTCGTCCTCATTTATGAACCGGAATAACAGGTCCAATTTCATTCGGATGATTTCGTCCTTGGTTGCGCGGACCTCTTCAAGAGATTCGTTCATCAGCGTTTCTAAACTTATATACTTGCCGCGGGCGACTTCAATATGAAACCCGCAAGGTTGAGAGATATTTCCGCATATGGCCTTTAATTTACCGTCGGTCTCCGTGAATAATGAACCGCCTTCCTGTTTACATACGATACACGCAGGTTTGATGAGTGCGAGTCGTTTGGCCTTCTGCTGTGCGGAGAGTGATTTCCAATTGATGATAGGGTCATTTATAAGACGCTGGCGCCGCTTTTCAAGCGCAGTTTTATACTTTTCTTTGAAAGAGTAG